TCAGTATTTGGGATGTGTCGCAAAAACGAAGGCATACCTTGAGGCACAGCTTTTTTGTATAGGTCTATCTTTTTATTTAGACGGCTTTTTAACTCAGACATAGCCGCAGTCGCACTTGACCCATCGTCTAAAATTTCGGCCAACTCTGGGGCTTCTAGTTCTGTTCTTAAAACTTTGTCTCGCAGAAGTTCTAAATCTTTGATGTGGCTTTGGAGCTTCTCTCGTCTTTCTGTAACTACAGATTGAGCCGTATCACGCGGTAAAGAAATTAACCTGTCATAGTGTGGGTCGCTGATTTGAAAAGATAAATCAAGAACACCTTTCCCCCAATTTAAAACAGTAGTCCCAGGTTCGACTAAGCCATCCATACCAGCGTTTATGTAGTTATTCGTGTACGTCGTTATGCCAGTTTGTAAAGGCAGCAACCCTTGAGCTTGTGCCACCTCTCTAATAATTCTCTGAAACTCGGAAAAATTTTCAGCGTTGCCTTGGTCATAATCCCCGTCTTCTGGAAGCGCAGTCGTGACCGCATTAAACACCTCTTCCACTCTTTCCGGTGGTATAAAATACTGACTGACCATTTGCGATAAAGCTCGGTAGTCTTGTCGTCCTTCTGGTTCTTCGCCCAGACCCCCTGCCCAATCGGCAAGTAGATTACGAGTTTTTCTGCGCTTCTTCGACCATAGTTTTAGCGGTTGCTTTTAAACCTTTTGATCTTTCTCGGTAAAGGTCTGACTGTCTCAAACCAATTTTTCTCTGAAGGTGTGTCCAAATTGGCTGCCACTCTTTGTCGTTATAGTCTTTAAGGGCAACCCGCCCGTATTTTGCACGGATGCGGTTTACTTCAGCAAAGAGTTTTTGTTTTCTGTTCTGGTCTTTTTCTTCATTTATTAGTCGTTCTATAACGCTTGGTCGTGGATCGCCCGGCGTAGACGCAGGATCAACCGCGCCCATGATCTCGTTCATCATAGGCGTTTCATCAGCCGCAAACTCAATGTCGTTTGCAATGTTTAACTTAGCCAGCAAATGCGATTTGATTTGAGCGTGAAGCGTAAGATAAGCTGGGGTGAACTGGCCGTTCTTCTTCCATCTGGTTCCGTTTAAATCTATCCGGCTGCCACCTATGTATTGGTCTACAAGCTCATTTATATCGCCGTCGTCAGTCGACATATTTTCAGCCACGTCCATTCGCAGATCACTGATTGTGCCTTTGATTTCAGTTATAGCTGCGTCTTCGATTGTTGTAAGGCTTAGTGTTGCATTGGCTAATAAGTCGTTTCTAAGTCGAGTTCTAAAGTTTTCAGCTTCAACAGACGTATCGGTTTCATTGAAAATCTCCGATGCGTATTTGTTGACCAGTCTGTTTATCTCGTCAGGATTGTTAGCATACGCGGCGGGTACTGTCTCCCCTTGCGCTTTGCCGATAACCGCTTCCATTTGACGATTGCGAAGTTGCGAGAAATCTGTAGCTGCGCTTAGTCTAATTCGATCTTCAAATGTACTAGACATCTCAACTTCTGAAGGCAAAAATCGTTTAATATAATTAACTGCTGCATCGGCTGCGTCTGAAGTGTTATCTATGTCAGCCATGACTGTCGTAAGGTTTGCAATAAGTGCGCTTTCTGCTAATCCTTCTGCTTCATTCACGTATCGCTGGCGGTTGCCTTCTAGAAAAGACTTAACGCCTGCTTGAAAATGCGCGGGGGCTGCTCCGATTGCAGTCTCTATACCAGCATTAGTCTTGTACTGCTGAAGATTAAAAGTGGTGATGTATTTTCCCAAGGCTTCTGTGTTTAACATGCCGAGATAATTCTTAGCCTGTTCCTCACCATAAATTTCTCTCAGATCAGGCAACGACCCTTTGTCTTTGTTTGCTGCCCACCAAACGTCGTCAGTAACATCTACGCCTATGTAGCCGTCCAAAGTGGCTTTAAGATTATCAAGTCTTGTTCTTTGATTTGCTAGTCTAGTCGTTGCAAACTTAGCGTCTTTGTCGGCTTGGATTGCGCCTAGTCGCGCAGACGTTTCCTCAATGACGTTCGACGAAGGTAACTGCTTGCCGTAATAAAAATCACCGCCTGCAAGGTTGCGCTTCATCGTCTCTAAGTCTTGCACGGACGCATCCACGCCTAGCTCGGCTTGGGTCTTCACATAACTATTGAACGCCGCCATGTTGTCACTGCGACGTTTCTGTATGCGATCTTCTTTGTTATCGCGTGCTTTGAGAAATGCTGAACCAATACGCATTATGAATTAACCCCCGCCGCCTCTCTCAAGGCTTCAACATTTTCGCCTGCATATTTTTCCAAAGAGGCCAAGTATCTTGCGTCTGCGCCCGATCCTGTGTCTGTCGGGCCAGCCGCTCTATTGCCAAATCCATAGCCAATGTCAGGCGCGATCTTCTCGTTGAATGAAGCCATCGTGTCACCAAATACCGACTGGCTATCAGCGTAGTTTGTGGCGGCATTGTTAGCGAAGTTTGTAAAAGTCGACGACGCATTAGTCATTTGGCTTGGCGCGTTGTTTGTAACAAACTGGCCTTCCAGCTCGGCTGCTTTACCAAGGACGCCAGTTATTTCGTTGAAGGTTCCTTGTCGCCCACTGTTGATTGCATCAGAAAAAGACTTGCTGCGATTGATTGCTGCATCAAATGCTGCTTGGTCTATGTTAGCCAACTGATCCGTCGACTTAGCAATAAGCTGTGCTTGCTCGTCGGTAAACTGGGTCGACCTGTCCATGCCTCGACGCATGGCAGACGCCTTGCCTTGAGACGACACGCGCTCGACTGTGTTGTAGTAGTCGTCCATTAACTGACCGCGAAACGTCTGATAATTTGCTGCGATGTCTGCGCCGTCCACCTGTGATCTCGGCCCAAGTTTTGCCATCGAAGACTTCAGTGCGTTGTCCATGTCGGAAATGCGCGCCAAAATACGGTCACGGTATGCGGCTTCGTCGGCGGCTGACTGCGCTGCCATTGAAAGTTGCTGTTCGGCAATGCTTCGCTGCAATGCCGATATTTCTTCCATCGCTGCTTGGTCTTGCTTGCTCTGCCTAAACGAATAACCCATGTCGAAGATTGAGCCATAGGCTTGTGCTTGAAAAGCGTCTCTGCCTTGTGGGTCTTCATAGTAGCTGCTGGCTACTCTGCCTAATGTTTCGCCAAATGCCATTGATTACTCCTAGCCAAAGTTGCGGCCAAAACCCATGCGTTGGTTCATCATACCACGAGACATAGGGCCAGTCGCCTGCTGAGACGCAGGCAAAGAATTAGGCGCAAACCCGCGTTCGACACCGCCGCCTTGGGCTGCCATTCCATAGTCTACGTCGTCCATTACCATTTGTCCGGGCATAGGTTGCTCGCCCGTTGCGGCAACGTCTGACGCCATCTCTGGGCTAACTTCTGTCGTTTGCTCCATCTCACCATATGGCATTGCGCCTGCGTCCACGCCAACTTCGCCGCCCATAAAACGAAAACCAAAACCAGCACCGGCTTCGCCTGTGTTCTTTTTTTGGCGTGCAACAAACTGCTGTTGATTTTCAGGAGTATCCACGTCTAAGCCTGTGCCAGACATATACATTTGTCCAAAGCTCATCTCATTCATTCTTGTTTCCTATCCTGTCAAGCGGCTGCGACGATTGCGTTTGTATTGTTGGTCGCGACTTAGTGCCTCTACTATAGCGTTTCCGCTATCTCTATTCGTCCTCTTTGAAAGTAACCGCACGCCACTTGCTTGTGGGGCTGCACTAAACAGTGGAGTGTCGGCTACGTCTTCAGTGGAAGAGACTGTCCAATCCGTAGGTTTTTTAGTCTGCTTTGAGGTAGCGGCCAGCCACGACTGCCAGTCAAAGTCTGGGTTAGCTGCTGTAGACAACTCGGAAGTTGATACAGGCTTAGTCTCGTCGTCGCTTCCTATGCTTGCACTAAACCCAGTGTTTACGCGGTCTGCTTTAGGAGTGCTGTAAGCCGGAGAAATGTCGCTGCTCATTATTGACGGGCTTAGTCCAAATTCATCAGAAAGGTATCCACCTATAGCCTGACCACCCTGCTCTGCCGTAATTATGCCAGCACCCACTGCGCCAGCCATCGACGCGCCTACATCGCCAGTCTGCTTATATAGTGCTTTACCTACTGCTGGTGCGGTTTTACCCGCTATAAAATCTCCTGCCGCTCCACCAAGCATATTCTTGTAGTCGAATGATGCTGTGCTAGTCGTGCCTGTGCCAAAGCCGGGAACCGAGGTTCCATAATTATTCATTACTTTGTAGTCGGTGCCGATAGCAGCAGCACTACCTACAGGGCCAAGTACGCCGCCCATCACCACACCCTCGACTATATTGCCAAGGCCACGCGCAAACCTTTGACCAAACCCTGTGGTGCCGATATTGCCTGCTGCATCGACTTCAAGTTGTTGACGAAACATGCTAGTGTTATAGGCTTTTGAAAGTCGGGCAAAATTTTCTCGTTGCTGTCTAGCTGTTAAGTTTGAGCCGCTGTATGTGCCAGACAGAGTTGGCCCTAAAGCTGTACCTAAAGGATCGTCAAATGTGGCGTCAGGGAAGCGAGCGGTTCCTGTGCCAAGATAATTCCCACGCATCGCTTCAGCAAGCATTTTTGTGTATGCGTCTTTTTGTTTTTGCGTTGCTTTCTGTGTTCCAAATGATGCGTCTGTAAGACTATAGCCTTCTTTTAAAGCTAAGTCGCTTGTGCCAAGTCCAGCCTCTATCAAAGCCGGACTGACGTTTTGTGTAGCGGCTGCCTGCGTTGCTTGAAAATCTGCGACTGCTTTCACACGAGCCGCGTCGTATTCTAATTTACGCTCAAAGTCGCTTTTGGAATTTTCTACAAGGTCTGTGTAAGTGCCAGACTGAACAGGGTTGCCAAAGCCGTCTAGGACTGCGCCGCCTTGGCTATCAACTACGCCTTTATTGTTTGCGCCGTAGCCCGCCAGCTTGGCTTGGTTCTCAGCGTAAGCCTTACCAGTCTCAAAGTCGCGGGTTGGATCGTCAGACTGGATAGGATTAGTCTGATTGTCGCCTGAACTTTCCCATTCGCGCACAGTTCTATTTTTTGCCCTGTTAAAGCGGTTGGTTTTTTCTCTGTCGCTTTCGCTGTCACTGTCGTCGCTGCCGCCAAAACACATCTTATAAATCCTTCTGGAAAATGTAGCCTGTTTGGACATAGCCGTTTCTTTTGGCAAACTTGTCCCAACGCTCGTCTACACCGTTGTTACACGGCATGAACAACATGACTTTTGCTTCCATGTATCGCGCCCAGTGCTCAAATTTATCCATAAATCGGGAAGCAACTTCAGCACCACGATGCAATGGATGAATATACATACATTGCTCTATCGCCAGTTTTGTCGTGCCGAAGTAATGAAACGACAGACTGGCTAAAAACCAACCAATTATCTCGTCATCTTTAGTTGCTACGAGAGCCAGCCTGTCATCGTCTGTGACGTATTGGGAAAGCATGATAACAACTTTTTCTTCATCATAATCAAACTTGCTGAACAAACCTTCAGCGTGCATCATCTTTCCCATTTCAGCTAACTGTTTTATCTCTTCATACTTGACCAATCTAATTTTTATCATTGATTGCACTCACACAATTATCATGTTTCCAAAGCCTTTACGCCTTGATGCCCCCTGGAGAGCACGCGCAAAAGCACCTTGATCAGATGGATTGCTTGCTCCGATGTAGCGATACTCTCCTGTGTCTTTGTCACGAACTAACTCTTTGTATGAAACACCTTGCGGCAATGGGATTACCGGCATTGGTGTTACTTGGTTTTGTGACGGTAGCGTAGCAGATAAGTTAGCTTGCTCGTTCTGTGGAAACTCTTGCGTAAAATCAGACAATGGTCGAATGTCCGGCATTACAGTAGACGTTGTATTAGCAATGTTTAAAGGCTGGAAAGACGGCTTAACAGGTGCCAGCATCTGACCAAGGCCAGCACCAGAAACCGCGTACTTTAATCCCTTTTCGTTGAAGTTACCAATAGCATCCATCGCTGCGGAACCTAAGTTTTTTAAAGTCGGGTCTACGTTGCCATCGTTGTAATTATCTATTGTGGGCGTCTCGATTTCAGTGGCGGTCTTGTCTGTTTTTTGTAACTCTTTAAGCTGCGATCTGTTGTCGAGATAATTACCAACGCCATAGCCAATGCCAGCCCCCGCGCCTGTCGCAAGTGCAGTCTTGGTGTCTTGACCCAAGAGGTATTTAGACGTGGCTGCGGTGCCAAGTCCTGTTAGTGCAGCCTGACCAAACTTACTATTGCCAATGTAGTCTGCGCCCTTGATGCCCATCTTTATCAGGTCTTCGTACCACCTAAACTCTTGTGCGCCTGTATCGGGGTTGTAGCTGCCTTCGGGCGAGCCTGCGACGTACTGAGCAGGGTTTGCCCCCATGTCTGCCAAAGTTTGCATTGCGGCTAGTGCAAGGCCGGGGTTTGCTTGAGCGGCTTTTTTCGGAATAACAATGTCGCCAGTCTCCGTGTACGACAACGTGTCGTCGCCGCCGCGCATAGCCTTGTCGTGCATCCTGTCGTTGCGCTCTAAGTCTTCGCGGTCAAAGCTCTCTGGTCTGCGGGGTGCGCCTGCTGTCGCTATTTTGTCTCGCGCATAATCTCTGTCTTGATTGTAGCCTGCTGCGTTTTCTGTGTCNGCCAAAGACATGTCGTTCGTGTAGTAGTTGTTGACGCGGTAGGGTTCCATCCTTGCGTCTGCGCGATAGCCTTGGGGCATAGCGGCAGCGGGGTTTTGCCCTAAGTACGTCAACGCTATGTTGTTATTGAAGCGACGCTTATTCTCTATCATCCGTGTCTCAGGCTCAAGAGGTGGCGGCAAGGGCTGGCCTAACGCTCGGCTTAGGCCACGCATATCAATGCTTAGGTTTGGTTGAGGCCGATTATAGTTAGCCATAGCTTTTTCTCCTTACACGTTGACCGTTGCTGCTGCGACTACGACTTCAAGGTTTTGCCCCGAAGAGTTATTACTCACGACTAATTCTAACCTCTTAGATGCAACCGTGCCATTTACCTCAATGACCGTTGCTATGTTGTCCGACTGCAAAGTGCTTGTCGCAGAAAAGGTGCTGCCTACAGGAGTGCCGTCTACCGATAGTTGAAGCGTAGCTGTGCCGGAACTGAGCTTATACGCAATGCCATCAATGCGGATTGTCTGCTTCCAGATACGCGACAGATAGTAAGTCTTATTACTGATGCTCGCGCTACTGTCCTCGAAGGTTGAGAAGAACGGGATCGACACAGTCGAGAAAGTTTCGGGAAGCTGCGTGACTGGTAAGTTGCCCGAACTGTCTAGCGTTGCGACGCCGTTGGCTGCGCCCATAAAAGTCTTCGGGACAACCGAACTAAAGTCAATATCGCCATATTGCAGACCTGTCCCTGTGCCGTTTACGCGCACAAACTGGTTTGCGTTTGTCTGCACGAACGTAGGCAAAGAGCTTTCTGGGGATGTCTCTAAAAATTGGGTGCCGTCATAAAACTTTAGGATCGCAGGGTTAAGTGACGTGTCCAGCCACAAGTCGCCCGTCGAAACACTTGAGGGCGTAGTCGACTGAGAAACAAGATTGGCTTTGTTCGTAAGCGTTGTTGCCAGTGCTGAGACTTTTGCCTGCGGGATTTCGTTGTCTGCGACTGCAAGCTTGGCATAGTTGATGTAGCCAGATGCGTTTGTATATTCGTCTTCAAACATTAATCCTGCCACAGTTTTGAGACTGGTGTTTTCGACAGTGAGCACTGTGACTTTGTCGCCAGCAGTTAGCTGGTTCGACGTGTCGACGAAGGTCAGTGTTCCTGATGCCGAAGACGGAATATAGTCTGCGCTGCCACCCGGCTCTTGCAGAATACCGTTGCGCCAGACCAAAAGTTTTTCGTCGGCAGTGTGAGCAAAAGCGACTACGGTTGTCGTAGTTAATATTTCATTGTCAGTGCGACGAAAGTTTGTAACTGCCTGAGAGCGAACAGAGTAAATAGTAACCTTGTCGCCCAGAGCCACGGCAGGGCTGGCGGCTGCTAGGGTGACTGTATTTGCACTTGTGCTGAACGTGTATTGAGCGGCAGTGCTTGCAGTCGTGGTGTCATGCAAGAGCAGCCCGTTGCGGTAGACGACAATGTTCTCGGTGCTGGCGTTGAACGTGTACGAAAGCACGCTGTTAGGACTACCGACTGCACCTGTTGCAGTAGCGTTCGATCCACCGCCGCCTGAGATTGTGACGGTTGGCGCGGCTGTGTATCCAGAACCAGCGTTCGTAAGAGTAATCGCATTGACTGCACCGCCAGAAATAGTCGCGGTGGCGGTAGCTGTTGTGCCAGTCGTTTCCTGCGGGGCCGAAATGGTGACGGTTGGGGCCGTCGAATAACCAGACCCTGCGCCCGTTACAGTAATGGCCGAGATCGCGCCACCGACCAGCATGTCCCTTCTGTCAAAAAAGAATGGCCCTTCGACGTTGCCGACCGACGCGCCTGCGGTGCCTCGAATAGACGCTGATGTGGCGATGGTAGACCAGCCTGTCTCTGCGTCTGAGTATTGGCCTACGCGGTATTGCAGGCCAAGTGAGCCGTCGAGCCGCATAGAAATAGGCCCGTCAAAAACACCTTGCTCGTTGAAGATTGTGGCTAGAAGCTCAGAGAGTGTTTTATCGCCAAGTTCTGCCGTATTGATGTAACGTATGACGTTCTCAAAGTCTGTATGGATGTTCCCACTGTTGACGTAATTCTGTGGGTGCTGCTGTCTTAGTCGTGCCATTGTTTAGCTCCTAACGGTCACGGCGAAGCCGATGATTTTCAACAGCCCCTTGCCTCTAGTGGTAAAACGAAACTGTACGCCTTTGTACCTGTGCTCAAACTTGCGCTCGTATTGCCTATTGAGCGGAACGTCTGGAAACTTGTTCTCTATGCCATCGCCCTCAATGAGAAACTGCATTGCTGAAAGGTATCGACCTCGTTCGTCGAAGGCTTCAATTTGTAACTCGCCTTTTCCTGTGGCTTGAAGAATAAAACTATAGCTTTCTTTGGTGTCGTTGATTGCGCCTTGCCATAGGATCGGCGTATCGACGACCATCTCAGGACTATCTGTCACTAAGTCTTCAATGTTCGAGCGGTTCCATATGCCGCCGGGGGTTCCGATCAAAGAAACTCCACCAAGCTGCCTGCCACATGATGCGTTTAGAAATTCTCCTGATGACCACTTGCTTTCGCCGCCCTTCATTGGGTTAAGAGAAAGCGTTAGTCGTTTTGTAATCTGCTCAGAGTAAGGAAAGAAAATATGATACTGCCCTTCGTCTTGATCATAGAAAGCGTTAATTGTTTCGTGATCGTCGACGTAGGTCAAAAGTTCACGGTATATCAAATCAATCTTGTTGCTCATCGGAACAGTGTAAAGAGAAAGCCCGTTTGTTTCTGAGCGACGAAGCGAGTGAACACCATCGCGTGAGCAGAACATTAAGTCTGATCCAGCGTTCTTAATTGTGTTGTGGCTTATGCAGCCGATATTGACGTTCACCTTGTCAACGATTTGCCATTGAGTGAAGTCAGGGTGAATGTCGTAAAGCAAAGTTTTATCGTTTGTAAAAACAGCGAGGCGTGTGTTCTCAAATACGCCAAGACCCTTAATCTCGTCAGCAGTGCCAATAATATTAGAAACGTCTATGTCTGCTCCCTTTAAGACTGAAGTTGAGTTTACGTCTTCGTCGGCTGTAAAAATATCTTCTTGGTCAACGCGGCTAAAGTCTATGACTGTGCGTTTTCCGGGCATACCCGCTATTGCTAGTCGGCGTTGTATCGACACAATGTATGCTGGTCGTGGATCACTGTTCGCAGTAATTTCATTCCATTTAAATCCGTCGTACTGATACATACTGTAGTCGCGACTGCCAAAAATAATCTTGTTGTTAAAAGTTGTAGACGTAACAGCGGAAGACTTGGGGTACACCTCTTGTTTGATATGGCTTCGCTCGGATTTTAAAGTTGTCCCACCGCCGTCAATCTGCGCCCAGACCGCCAAGTCGCGCCCGAAAAAGTTTACGTGCTTGATGTACTTGTTGCTCTCTGTGCGATTTACTGCGCCGGGGTCGCGCACCATCGTTCCACGCCAGTCGGCGTAGCCATCTTGAATACGAACCATGTGCTGTTTTTTGCCAGTGTCGAGCGCACCAATGTCACGACTTGCGTCAATGCCTTGGAAGTCTTCATAGGGGTAAATTTTAACTTTAACACCAGACGGAGCGTGAGTTGTAGACAATCTCTATCTCCCCGTGTTGTAAGATTGCGTGCCTGTCGGCTTTTGGGATACGTCCCACGGGCTGACTTCGATTGCGCCACTGCCATACTTGCGGTGATACAGAACACGGTTCATCATCTTGAAATACATCGGGCCATAGGCTTCGATCTTGTTCGACTGCTGTTGTACGGCGTAGTGATAAAGCAGGCCGTTTACCATTATGTTGTCTGGGATCGGCAAGATTTCTGAAGGGTGCGTGTAGTAGTTTATTTCGGGGTTGTCCCAATAGGGGTGGCCCCGCAAGTCTTCGATAACGAGATTTGCAAATTCGACGAACATCATCATCACTTCGCCGTCGACTGTGCCGGGGTGCATGTCTCCGTATCGACGAAGAGATTGCATGACCAAAGCCTCAAGGTTTGAGTATGGCGAGTTGAGATGTGGGTTGTTGGCAGAAAACCGATTGCGCTTCTCTCGTGTTTTTGCGTCGTCGCGCCAAGTCTTGTCGACTGCATCAATAACAGTAGCGTTAATGTCAGTGCGTAAATCTACTGCGCCTACAACAGACGTACCATTATCATCCGTGTGGCGAGGATCGTCGTTAGATGGAAGACTGCCTGTGATAGTCGCGCTGTCGTAAGTCCGATATGGCATTAGTCCTCTTCCCTAATAATGCGTTCTTGGACAAAAAATTCGTGCATCTCAAAGCGTTCGGAAAGATGTGTCGGAACATTCCAAGTTAAGTATTCACGATCTTCGCACCACTGCGAACGAATTTCTTCTCCGACAACTGTAATAGAGATGGATTGAATTTCAGGGTATTTTGAAACGTATAGAACAGTCTTCGGACGGTGGCGGGATATGCTCGCTACGTCTTTAGCTTTCTTAACTACGACCTTAGATTTAGCCGCTTGTTTCTTGCTTACTGTTGACATGAGTTCTCCACATGAAAAGGGGCTGCAATAGCTTACAGCCCCTAGTCTACAAAGTTTTATGGAACGGTTCGTCCTCGTTAGGTGACGGCGTTCCAGTTCTTAACGCGGTGGTGTACTTTCGACTGCAACATTTCTAAGCCGCACTCGCTTTGGTACATGTGCTTGACGCCGTCAAAGTCTGGTGCCTGCACGTCGCGGATAAGCTGAGTGTCACGACCCTGCATGTAGCGATACTTCAGTTCGCTCATGTCGAGAATGATCATCTCTTTATCCATAGTCGGCACCTGACGGAACATCGGGTGCATGTAGACAAGCAGATCGCCTGCGTAGGTGGTGTACCTAGAAAGCGATACGCCATAAGCGTTGTCAATCGCGGTCGGCTGCCAACGGTTCTTGCCAATCTCCATTAGGTTAGAGATTACGCGAGCACCACAGAACGCTACCTTTTCAGAGCCGCCATATGCGAAGATGTTTTCGATCAAGAGACGATCAAATTCTTTCTCCGTGATGACGTTCGACGAAGCACCATAAGATGCAGCGTCGGTCACAGTTGTGATGCTGTTACGCAACCCACCTGTGAAACGAAGGGGCGATGCAGTTGAGCCGTTTACCTCTGCACGCTTGCCGAAAAACATGGCGCGTTCAATGTCGCTCATGTGCATCTTGAGTGCTTTGGTTAGCTGCTCTTGCTCTTTATCACCTGTACGCAAGTAAGTGTTCTGCAAAGTTCCTGTGACTTGCACAGCAGTTTTGAAGATTTGCGTAAAGTTAAAATCAAGAGTTGGATCAAAGCTGATAGCGATGGGGGCTGACCCGCCTTCAGTATCTGCAAACCCACCGATGATGAGGTTGGCATCATCAGCAATTTGGTGCGACGTACCGCCGATGTTGCGCTCGACTGCGATGGCGTTGCTGCTTGGAGCAGCGGTTGCACGCATGACTTCGCCAGTATCGACGTTGACGATGATGGTTCCCGGCACGACAAACTGCTGGTCGTCGGCAGCATCTACAGTGATAGACGCAGTCGAAGTCGATGCTACAGCACCGTTGATTTGCAGTTTGCGATCTGGAAGTTCGTCGCGGTAGTGGTTGTACTTAGGGTCATCCGTGCTTTCGGAACCAGTCATCGACAACAATGCCTGTAGCGGTGCGCTGCCATTTGGTTCAAGAAGCGTAAATAATTCGCGGTAATTGGTGGGACGGAAGTCAGTCGTGAACTGGCCTGTCCCGCGTAGTCCTTGTATAGCGGTCATGGCTATAGCTCCTGTAACTAGGTTTGTGGGGTGGGGCAGTAACAGTCTCGCGGCTACAGCGACGAAGACTTGTCGTACCTATGTCGATAGGCGTTCGGGCCGTAGCGCAAACTTTGCCTGTCTTGTGTATTAAATCAGAAA